TGGTTTGCTGATCCAAGCCTTTGAAGATCAGCATGCGCTCGACTTTTTCTTGATCCATGCCGGCTGCTAATAGCTGCGCTCCGTTAATGCTAGCGCGCGGCGAAATCACAACTTTAAGACCGTGCTTTTCTGCATTGATGCGGTACATCTGGACAACATGATGCCAGTATTCGTTCCCGCAAAGCTCAAGCTCAAGCGCCACATCATAATCCCATGCGATGAAGCAAAACCGGTCCAAGGTCGCAGCATCAAGCTGCGCGCGCCCTACGTATTGACGATCAGCGCCGGTTCCGAATGTATTAGCGCCGGCGATAAAAACAAAATCTTGATGCTTTTTAATCATGCCGGCCGGCGTAGCCATCTCGCCGTTAGCGAGTGCCATATTAATCGTAACTAGCACGGCTGCGCTTGCTGCATCCATTTCATCACCCAGGAAAACACCGCCGTCTCTAAAGCATTTAACGAATAGCGTTTCATGGTAGACGCCGTGCGCGTCTTCATAGCCTAATAACTGGCTTTGCATGGTCATCGGACCGAAGGAAATGCTAGCGAAATCGCGGTTCAAAGCTTTCGCGACATTCTTGGCCGCCGTAGTTTTGCCGGAGCCGGCCGGACCTACTAGCATTGAATTAAGACCTTGCGCGCTCACTGCTAGCAAATCATCAAATGCTTTATGCTGCTTGTCTAAAGTTACTTTTGGTTTGTCAGCTACGCGAACAACTATTTCGCGCGGCTCTGCTTTGGGTGCATGCTGCTGAATTAAACTGATCACTTGATTCTCATCGAGTTGCACTGCTTGCGGCTGCAAATGCTCTTGAATGGCTCCGGCTAGCACACTGGCAAGATCACTGCTGCTGCTAGGAACAACCGGTGCAGGCTCCGGTCTTGAAGTCAATTCTTCTTTGATTAATTGTACTTGCGGTGAAGCCGGCGCGCTGCTGCTGCTTTCCAGTATCCAGTCAACTAAAGTCGCTTTGTTGGCGCGCTCCCTAGCATCACCGGTTTGACAGTTAAGATAGCGTGCGATTTCGCGTAACTGCTTTACTGTTTTTTGCTCTAAGTCTGATCTATTGAATTGCATATTCATGCTCCGATATGGATTTAAGTTTCAACCGGTTGCGGCCGGCTGCCGCGCTGCTGATCAACGCGAAACATCATTTTATACGTATGCCAAAAGGCAAAGCAAGCTTTTTTTGCAACTTTCAGCAAACTAGCATGAAGAAAGCGCAGAAAAGCAGAAAAGGTGCGGCTTGATTGAGGATTGTTAGGGAGTGCGCGGGCGCTGAAATAAAATGTTTTGATCTTGGCGCACTGTAAACAAGGAAAACCGGCGCGCACCGGATAGCTGATCCGATATGACCGCAGCATATCCAATGTCTAGCATGCAACAGCGCAAGAAACAGCGCATCCAGTATGCTTGACAGCGCCGGCCTGGATGAATTAATTGAATAGCTAGCAGGCTAGCCAATCAGCCAGCTAACAAGGAAGCCAGCAGGCCGCAAACCGTTGCAAATGCTAGGCTGCCGGCTGCTAGGGGTGGCCCAACAAAATGGACCGCGCGATGTTGTAGGTTGTTCCACTCCCACACTCGGGGGCGAAAAACACGCGCACACCACAACCAGGAATGTCAACCAAACCCACACGCACCAGTACCGAAGTTTTAGAAGAAGCAATGCAGATGCCGGTAGAGGATCGCAAGCTTCTGATGAATCCGAATGATCGCGCAAAGATGCAAAAGATGAAGCGCGCGATTCAGGATCAAGTCTCAGCAGATTTAGGATTATCAGCGAAGCAGATGCTGGACAACATCAAGAGTTTAGCACTGACAGGAAAATCAGAGGGCGTGCGCCTGAAAGCCAGCATGGATTGGCTGGATCGTGCAGGCTTTAAGCCAGCGGAGCGCATTGAGCATACGAAGGTAGCGCGCACGGTAGAGCAGATTGAAGCGGAACTGGTTTCAATGCTAGGGCGTGAGACAGCGGATTTGCTGACCGGCAAGCGCAAGATCATAAGCCGCCAGAATATTTCAGAGGGGGAGGTAGTGAACTGATGACATGAGCGCGAAGAAAAAGAAAACCCCTGCGTGGCAGCGGAAAGAAGGTCAAAAGAAAAGTGGCGGGCTTAATGCGAAAGGCAGGGCGAGCTATAAGAAGCAAACTGGCGGCACGCTGAAGCCACCGGCTCCGAATCCGAAGAGCAAGAAAGCCAAAGCCAGGAAGAAGAGTTTTTGTGCGCGCATGCAAGGAATGAAGAAGAAGCTGACTTCCAAGAAGACGGCGCGCGATCCTAATTCACGAATCAATAAGGCGCTAAGAGCCTGGAAATGTTGACATGGCAAAACGTGGTTTATACGCAAATATTCATGCGAAGCGCAAGAGAATCAAGGCTGGTTCCGGTGAAACGATGCGCAAGCCTGGATCTAAAGGCGCGCCATCGGCAGCCGACTTTCGCAAAAGTGCTAAGACAGCAAAGAAGAAACCTAAACGCAAATGATGCTCCCTGACTCAAGAAAGGAATCTATGGCATACGGAAAAACGATGAAGAAGAAGAAAGTTCCTGCTGGAATGAAACCGATGCGCGGGCGCAAGAAAAAGTGATCAACGATCCTTCTACTAACCGCATATCGGATGACACGCTCAAGGGTCAAGTTGCAGAACTCTTGAGCGAGCGCGCAGAGATCCTGGAAACCAACAAGCTGCTAGCATACGCGCCGTATGACTATCAGCGGAGTTTTCATGGTGCAAAGGATCAGACTGCAAAGCATGCGCGCCAGCGAATGTTGATGGCGGCAAACAAAGTCGGCAAGACGTTCTGTGGTGCTGCGGAGATGTCGTATCATCTCACTGGCTTGTATCCAGAGTGGTGGGAAGGAATTAAGTTTGATCGGGCTACGCTGGCGTGGGCAGCAGGAAACACTGCATACAACACGCGCGATATTGTCCAGGCAGAGCTTCTAGGTGAACCAGGAGATCCAGAAGATTTCGGCAAGGGCGCGATTCCCAAGGAACTGATTGTGCGCACGGATCGAAGTCCTGGCATTCCGAATGGGCTTAGTGCCGTGATCGTGAAGCATGTGAGCGGCAAGCATTCCAAGTTGTTCTTCAAAGCCTACGAACAGGGCAAGCAGGCATGGATGGGTAAAGCCGTGGATGTGTGCTGGCTGGATGAGGAACCGCCGCAGGATATTTATTCACAAACGCTGCGTGCGACCTTGAAGACCGGTGGGATCACCTACATGACGTTTACACCGGAATCGGGTGTCACTGATGTTGTCAGCCAATTCATGAACGAACTACGACCTGGGCAGGCGCTGTTCCAGGCGACATGGAATGATGCGAAACATCTTTCAGAAGAGATCAAAGATGAAATCCTTGCAGCACTACCGCCGCATGAGCGCGAGATGCGTTCAAAAGGAATTCCGATACTTGGCAGCGGTCTGGTGTTCCCTGTTCCGGAAGATCAGATCATCACGCCTTCTTTTAGCATTCCAACGCATTGGGCGCGCATTGCAGCAATTGATTTCGGGTGGGACCACCCTACTGCTGTGGTGTGGCTTGCCCATGATCGTGACAATGATTGTGTCTATGTCGTTGATGCTTATCGTGTCAGCGCAGCTACACCGGTGGTTCACGCGCAAGCTATCAAGGATCGAGGTTCCTGGATTCCAGTGGCTTGGCCGCATGATGGCATGCAGGCAGACAAGGGTAGCGGAACTCCGCTTGCGGCTCAGTACCGCCGTTTGGGAGTTGAGATGCTGGGCAAGCACTTTGAAAATCCCGAAGGTGGGCTTTCGATAGAACCTGGGATCATGGAAATGCTTCAGCGTTTGCAGTCAGGCAGGCTCAAAGTCTTTAACCACCTCGATCAATTTCTCCAGGAATACCGTCAATATCACCGGCAGGATGGTAAGATCATCAAGAAGAATGATGACTTGATGTCAGCAGCACGCTACGCGATTCAGTCTCTTCGCTATGCGCGCACGCTTTCGTTTGAGCCACGGCCGGAATTTGCGATTGGCGCGCAGGAATGGCAACCCTTTGAAACCCAGCTAGCATCATGAGTTTATTAACCAAGATTTATAATCTGAAAGCAAAGTACCGCGAGACTTCCGGTGCGATCAATACGGAACGCGCAGCGCTTCAAAACATCATGACGAACCGCGCTAAATCTGTGAGAGAACAACAATCGATACAGAAAAGATTTACTTCTGCATCGCGTGATTTTGTTTCTTCTTATGGAACGCAATCCGACATTGATTCGTTTGATCCTCAAAATGTTGATTTTACAAATGTGCGGGATGCTTTCTACGACAGGCAGATGGATCAATTCAAACAAACATCTGGCTACAGAGATTATATGAATTACAGAAGAATTATCGCTAGCGGTGGTGCAGGCTCCATGATGAGCGCAATTTATGAGCGGGCAAAGCCAGGTATTGCAGATTTTGATCGATTGATAGCAAAACCTATGGAAACGCTAAATACTACGTTTGGCAACATTGAATCTATTTCTGGGGAATTGAAGTCAAATTATGAAACCATCACCAGCTTCGATTCAGACATCAGTGCTTCGCAGCAACGCCTGAAAGGTTTTGGCGCTTCGCAGCAAGAGATCCAGAGCATGATTTCTGAAACACAAAGAGCGTATGGAATGTCAACGGAACAACGTAAACGTGGAACGCGCGGCAACGTGCAGCGGCGAACCGCACTCACCAGCAGATCATCTTTCGCATAAGGAGTCACTATGAGTTTATTTTCAGAATTTATTGAGCGTAATATTGGGAAAATTGATGACGGTGGTTTCAGCGATTACTTTGATGAAAAAGTTTACAAACCTTATTGGCAAGACCCTCTTGAGGGCGGGCGATGGATGAATACGACTCCAGGCAAGATGCTGATGATTCCTGAAATGTATGAAGATTTTAAAACTAATTATGAAGGAGGTGCGTTTTATCGTGATCGCATAGGTGGGGGCGAGTTTGACAAAGCATGGGGCGGCGGTAATTGGATGAAGCGCTTTGGCATAGGTGGTGGTGATGATGACATTGACACTTCTTCTAGCAGCGGCAGCGGCAGCGGTAGCACCGACACAGCCGATAGCTCAATGGAACAAAATCAGAACAGTCCTGAAGAAGAGCGCGCGCGATTAGATGCGATCCGGCGCATGCTTGCAGGAAGATACGGCCGCGCAGAAACAAACCTAACCGGCGGCGCAGGATACGGAAGCGGAAGCGGCCGAAGCATCGGAGGATATAGTGGTTAATGACCCGCAAGTGCGAGACTTCACCAAGGAACTGGTCACGGAGTTTCAGCAGTTAGAAACCGACCGGCGTAATTGGGAAAACTACTGGCAGGAGATTAGCGAGTACATGCTTCCCAGGCGTGCTGACTTTATCTCCGAATACTCACCAGGAGAGAAACGCCGCAACAAAATCTATGAAGGAACTGCGGTGCGTGCGCTGACAAGGTTCTCCAGCGGCATCCATAACACTCTGACCAATGCTAGCATTCCCTGGTTCCAGTTGACGGTGGAGCGTGATCTGATGCAGGATCGGCAAGTGCAGCTATGGCTTGAAGAAGCACAGCGGCGCGCAGCCATGTTATTCAATTCACCGGAATCCAATTTTCATCCCGCCGCACACGAATATTACAGTGACCTGGGAGCATTCGGAACTGGTGTGATGATGGTGCTAGACATGCCTGGGCAGGGTCCGATGTTCCGCACCTTCTCGCTCGCAGAATGCTATCTCCAAGTCAATTACCTGGGGCGCGTGGACACCGTGTTCCGCAAGATCAAGATGACGGCGAAGCAGCTTGTTGAAGAGTTTGGCATCGACAATCTTTCTGAATCGGTAGTCAAAGCATTTACAGACGGTAAGCAGTATGAAGAATTTGAGTGCCTGCATGTCGTTAAACCTCGAAAGGAGCGCGCATTCGGTGATCAATCTGCGATGAACATGCCGTTCATGTCAGTCTACATCTGCCCGCTCAAGGAAAGCCACATCGTCAACATTTCCGGCTTTGAAACCTTTCCATACGTGTGCAGCCGCTGGGAACGAAACAGCCAAGAAATCTATGGGCGCGGGCCTGGGATCGAAGCACTTGCGGATACCAAGATGCTTAACAAGATGGAAGAGCTAGGATTGAAAGCACTTGCCAAACTGGTTGATCCCCCGCTGATGGTTCCTGACGATGGATTCCTTTCACCGATACGAACCACCCCAGGCGGGTTGAACTTTTTCCGTGCAGGCTTGTCTCCGAATGACAGGATCATTCCTTTACAAACCGCAGGCAGGCCGGATCTGAATGAAGCCAAAATGGGCATGGTGAAAGATTCGATTAACCGTGCATTCTATCTCGATATGCTGGAGCTTCCTGGGCCGGTTGCGCCCGATGGTGATGTGCTGCGTTTCAGTGCCACCGAAGTCAACCAGCGCCAGCGGGACCGTCTTAGCATCCTGGGACCGATTGTCGCACGCCAGGAAGTTGAGTTTCTGGGACCACTGGTTGAGCGCACGATGAACATCATGATTAAGAACCGGATGCTTCCAGACCCCCCAGAGGCCCTTGTGGAAGCAAACTTCAACATTGAGTACACTAATCCGGTTGGGATTTCGATGCGAACTGGCGAGCTTACCAGTGTGAGCGCGCTGATCCAGTTTCTCATTCCGATGGCGCAGATCGATCCAAACATCCTGCGCAGGCTCGATACTGGAAGAGTTGCATCACTGGCGGCTGAAATACTGCGCGTGCCACCTTCTGTTTTTAAAACTGACGAAGAGATTCAGGAAGAAATCGAAGCAGAAGCGGAACAAATGGCGCGACAGCAGCAGCTTCAAGAACAAATGGCGGTAGCGCAAGCCAACAACCTTATATCGATGGCAGACCGCAATCGCTCACAAGCATCATTAGCAAATGCTAAAGCAGCGGGAGAAGGAGCGTAAAGCGCTCTATGAACGTGTCTTTGACACGGAAGATGGCAAAAGCGTGCTAGCAGACTTATGCTCGCGCAACTTCATCTTCAGTCCTTGTATGGTTGCGGGCGATCCGTACCATACGCATTTCAACGATGGCAGGCGCTCTGTAGTAGCGGATCTGCTGTCATACTTAAACATCAGCATCGCTGACCTGGAACGCATGGAGCGAGAATCCTATGAGCGAAGTAGAACAAACCTCGACGACGAATACTGAAGTAGCACCGGAACCTAGCACCATCTTAGGTGGTGGAGGGCAACCCGAACCTACTGGAAACTTTGATCCGACCACGCTTCCTGGCGAGTTGGCAAACGAACCTAGTCTACGGAACTTTGACAGCATCGAAAAGCTGGCAAAAAGCTACGTACACGCGGTTCGCAAGCTGGGCGCACCAGGAGAAGAGCTTGTCCGAATCAACGGCGAATCCGACAAAGGAGAAATCTATAACCGGCTGGGCCGGCCTGAATCTCCAGACGGATACAACTTTGATGGTGAGACACCGGATCATTTTAAGAAAACCGCGCATGATATTGGATTAAACCAAGATCAAGCAAACCAACTGCGGAGCTATCTGGTTGATGTTGCACAGCAAGATAATCAGAGCGCGCGTGATAATTTCGACAAGCAACAAGTCGAGTATCAGCAGCAGCTTCAGCAGGAATTTGGCGGTGACTACAACAAAAACGTGGAGCTAGCACGGCGCGCATTCTTGCGCTACGGCGATGCAGACACAGTACAGTTTCTGGAACAGTCCGGCTTGGGCAACCATCCTGGTCTGATCAAAACCTTCAGCAAGATCGGCCAAGCGCTTTCTGAAGATGGTTCTGTCATGCTTGGCACAGGCGAGCAGCTAGGCGGCATGTCGCCAGCCACGGCTAGCTCAACAATGGAAGACTTGCGCGCAGATGCAGATTTCATGGAAGCCTATCGTGATGCGTATCATCCGAAGCACAGTGAAGCTGTAAAACGCATGCAGGATCTTTATCAATACATGGGTTAAATGATATAATTAACCTACGAAATTCATCCACCTTGCTTGCCTAGCATAGCTTGAGGACAACGCGCGAGCGCCCAAGTAGCTAGCAGGCCGGAACCCCACTGTTCGGGATAACTCCAATTGTTACGCAAGGGATCAAAACCTTTGTTTTTGGAGTTATTCCATGTCTACACAGATTACTACTGCATTTGTTAAGCAGTACACGGATAACGTGATGCTGCTAGTGCAACAGCAAGGTTCGCGTTTGCGAAATGCTGTGCGCTTAGAAACCGGTAAAATCGGTGAAGAAGTCTTCATGGAGCGTATTGGAAGCACCAACGCACAAGAAGTTACTTCACGCCACGCGGATTCTCCGCTCATTGATACCCCACATGATCGCAGGCGCGTTGTGCCGAAATCATACGATTGGGGAGATATGGTCGATAACAGCGACAAGCTTCGCATGTTGATTGATCCAGCATCACCTTATGCCGTCAACGCAGCCTATGCGATGGGACGAGCAATGGATGATCTGATCATCTCTGAAGCGCTTGGAACTGCTTTCACTGGAAAAGGTGGCGCAACTTCACAAACTCTTCCCGCAGGGCAGAAAGTTTCCGTTAGTTTTAACACCTACGATTCAGGTTCCGGTGATAGAGGTTTGACCATCGGTAAGTTAATCGAAGCACGCAGGATCTTAGGAGCCGGCGAAGCAGACGATTACGATATGGGTGGACGACCTAATCTGTTCATTGTCGCAAACGCCAAGCAAATGGCGAAGCTTCTCAGTGACACTTCATTAGGTGGATCATCTGGTTCAGGCGGCATCAGTGCTGCTAGCGCTGACTATAACAGCGTGCGCGCCCTGGTATCCGGCGAACTCGACACCTTCATGGGTTTCCAGTTTATTAGAAGCGAGCGAATCACTACTGATGGAAACAGCGATGATCAAGTGATCGCATTCCACCGTGACGGCATCGGCCTTTGTCTTTGGGAAGATGTGCGCGCGAGAATCACAGAGCGGGCTGACAAGCGATTCAGCACCTACGTTTATCTGAACATGACCATCGGATCGGTGCGATTGGAAGAAGAGCGTGTGGTTGAAATTGCTTGCGATCCTTCTTAATTAACCACTAGCCACTAAGGAGTCTTATGGCAAATTTATACGGTGTAAACTACACCGCTCAAGATCCCGTTGCGGCTGGAGACACTAGCGGCGCTCTTGCTGCTAACATCGATGTCGCAGAGTGGGGTGGGCGTGTGCGTGTGTGCTACGATTCATTCACAGCTTCCGGTAATACTGGAAACTCTGATGTAATCTTCCTGGGTAAAGTTCCTGCTAACGCTACTTTGCTTTATGGAATCTTGCAGCACGATAATTCAAACAGTAGTTGTACTTATGCAATCACCGTTGGTGCTACCACCATGCGGGCTGCTGCTACAGCGACTGCTAGCGTGCCTAATCTTTTCAGCGTAGTTACTGCTGGAACGAAAACCACTGCTTTGTCAGATGTAAAGGTCACACTTGGATCTGCTGCTTTGGCAGACACCAAGGTTGTCAAGTGTACGATCTTTTACACCGTTGACTAAGCAGCACTATGGCAAGCGTAGTTGATATTTGTAATATCGCTTTGAGCAATCTGGGCGACCAGAAAATATCTAGCTTGTCGGATGCCAACGAGCGGGCCAGGGTCTGCAATCTCCGGTACGATGATGTCAGAGATTCAGTCCTGCGCTCGCATCCTTGGTCATGCGCCATCAAGCGCACCCAGCTAGCACGTAACGACACCGCGCCAGTATGGGGCTTCGATTATGCTTATTCGTTGCCTAGTGACTGTTTGCGCGTTCTTGACGTTGAAGAATGGGAGACACCATTCCGCATCGAAAACGGAAACATCGTCACCGATGCAGAAAAAGTCCTGCTCAAATACGTTAAACAAGTTCTTGATCCCAATGAATTTGACAGTGTAATCATTCAAGCGATTGCGCTGAAGCTCGCATCAGAGATCGCAGAATCTTTGACCGGCAGACCGGAACTGCGCAACAACATGCTTTCCAAGTTTCTCAGCGTTGTTGCAGAAGCGCGCTCCATCGATTCGGCAGAGCGTGCGAATGTTGACACCCTCTGGAGTGATGTTTTCATTGAAGCAAGGAGATAGATGGCGCGCATTCAGAGCGTTCAAACCAGCTTCGCAGACGGTCAAATCAGCCCGCGCATGCAGGGCTATGTCGATCTTCCTTCATACCGTACCAGCTTAAAAATCTGTCAGAACTATGTTCCGCTGCCGCAAGGTTCAGTCGCGCGCAGGCCAGGATCGTTCTACGTTTCCCGATCTAAAGACAATGCTGCGGTTCGCTTAGTTCCGTTTAATTTCGGAAGCGGGCAGAGCTACATCCTGGAATTCGGAAACAACTACATCCGGTTCTATAGGGAGGATTCTATTGTCACCACCGATGCAACTACGATTTCCAGCTTCAACCACAGCACGAACACCATCACGGTTGCGAGTGGAACACCTTTGAGCGTGGGCGATGATATTTATTTTTCTACCACAGGAACGCTTCCAGGCGGGCTGCTGACGAATCAGCGATATTTTATCAAAACCAAGAGTACCAATGACATAACACTTTCATTGGCTGACAATACGATTGGAGCAGCACTGGATTTGACTTCAGCAGCCGGTTCTGGAACGCACACCGTTAAATCCGTTTATGAACGATCCACCACCTACACCACATCACAGATTGATGATCTGTTTTTCACGCAGTCTGCGGATGTTCTCTTTATCGCGCACCCTGACCACAAGATTGCAGAACTGAAACGTCTAGCAGATACGAATTGGACACTCACGGATCTGACTTTGAAAGACGGTCCTTATCTGCCGTTGAACACAGAAGACACTACTCTGACAGTTGCAACCAGCATCAGCAGTAATTCAGATCGCGGGCTGATTGCAGAACTGGAAGACACGAACATCGATGCTTCTGGAAACAAATTTAAAATCCCGAATCATGGACTTGTTGATAACAGCTTGGTTTACTTTGACGGTAGTGATTTACCTAATGGGATCTCTGCTTCTACTGACTATCACGTAATCAGTGCAACGCTTGACGAATTTCAGGTTTCACTTAGTCAAGGCGGCTCCGCAGATACATTTACTGATGCCGGCACAGGCGCAAGAAAACTTTACTATAAACAATACGGCTATGAGCTTGTTGGCGAAATGTCGAAAGATGGGCCGGATGTTGACAACAATTTTTTTACTTTAATCAATCACCCGCTTGTCAACGGTCAGCGCGTTTTTTATTTAGGAGGAACTGGTCTTAGTGGTGTTTCTCCAGGTGAAGGTAACGAGTATTTTATCATAGGTGCGACCACAAACACCTTTAAGCTAGCAACCAGCGTTGGCGGTGATGAAATTGACATAAGCGGCACGGTTACAGCCGAATTAAAATTCTACAAGAAATTCATTCCTGCCTACACCAAAGTCACCCTAGAAGCTAGCTCGACCACAGGCATCAATGATGGCGATGGTTTCAAGTCTACAGATGTCGGCAGAATCATCCGCATGAACACGGAAGTAGCGCCACAAATCAAATGGGGCTATGTCGAAATCACCGCACACACCGACACCAAAAATATCACCGCAGTTGTCTCCGAACCACTAGCATACACCGATGCTACAACGGAGTGGCAGCTTGGCAGTTTTTCCTCGACCACAGGCCACCCAAGAACAGTCCAAATCTACCAGCAACGCTTGGTGCTAGCAGGCACATCAAAAGAGCCGCAGACCGTTCACTTCAGCAAGACCGGAGACTTTGACAATTTTGCAGCCAGCGAACCGATTGGCGTGCAAACCGGCAACTTTAATTCTGCGGGCGCGAGCATCATGGGCGAGCAAATCTACAGTGACAATGCGTTTTCGCTCCTTATTTCATCCGACACGGTTGACAAGATTGAATGGATCAACGAGGGGCGCAGATTATCGCTTGGGACATCGGGCGGGATCTACCAGATGTTTGGTAATCGCGATGATGTGACAATCACGCCGTTTAATTTTACCGTTGAGAAAATATCGAACTGGTCTGCGCATGATTCTGCTACTCCGGCACAGATCGGCAACAACGTGCTTTACGTCCAGCAGAATGGCCGTAAGGTGCGGGAACTGATCTTTGACCGCGAGCAGGAACAATACAGCGCCAAAGATATTACGTTGCGCGCAGAAGATATTACACAGACCGGAATCAAAGCCCTGGTGTTTCAGGATCAGCCTGCTTCCTTGCTTTGGGTGGTTCGCACCGATGGAAAGGTTGCGACATGTACCTATAACACTGACCTAAACATGTCATCGTGGGGGCTTCATATCATTGGCGGCGCGCACACCGATGCAACCTACGGCAACCACGCGAAAGTCGAATCTGCTTCGGTGATCCCGCGCGGATCGGGAGCATCTGGGCATGATCAACTCTGGATGGTCGTCAAGCGCGATGTCGATGAATATCTGACTCAGTTTCCCCACACCGATATAAATGCAAGCACCAATGTCATCACCATCGCATCACACGGCTTGAGTGATGGAGATGCTATCAAATTCACGACCAGCGACACGATGCCTGCAAACGTCACCGCAGGAACCACATATTATGTGCGCGATAAAACTTCTACCACGTTCAAGATTGCAGCTTCTTCCGGCGGCGATGCGATTGACATCGACCAGGGCAGTGGCACACACACCATCTACAAGAAAGATGTTACGCAACGCTATGTTGAATATCTGGAGCAGTTTTACGACAACAGCATGTCTGCATCAGATGCGCACTTTATTGACTGCGGTTCTAATTATTCCGGCAGCAGCGCCAGCACACTCACCAGCCTGCACTACGCCGAAGGTCAGACTTTCTCTGTTCTAGGAAATGATGCTGATCAGCCTGACAAAGTAATTACTGCGGGTGAGCTTTCACTGGCACTTTCGGTAACTACTGCGCGCGTGGGTTTTGCCTACAATTCCGATATTCAGACCCTAGCACTTGCCATCGGTGATCCTAGCACGCAGACCAGCATCGGAAACAAGAAACGCATTCACCGGATTCATGTAAAGCTGCTGGATACGATGGGCTTGAAATACGGCATCAGCGTGGATGATCTCAGCATTGAAACATTTCGTCTGACCAGTGACTCGATTGGCACGGCGCTGCCGCTGTTTACCGGAGACAGAGAACTGACAATGCCTGGAGTCTATGACACTTCCGGCGAGATTTACTTGCGCCAGGATCAGCCTTTTCCCAGCAGCATCTTGAATATCGCAATCGACTACGAAACTAACGAGTAATCATGATCCAATACGTTGGCTATCTGATGATGGCGAAGATGGCGCTGGATGGAATCGGCGGCTACATGCAAAGCGAAGCTGCTGAACGGCGTGCTAGGCAACAATCTAAGCTTTACCGGAAGCATGCTGATAAGCGCTACAACCTAGCACTGGAGAGCGCTGAACAAACCGAACAAGTCGGCGAAGAACAAGCACAGCTATTTGAGCGCCAGGGCGGGCTAGCTCTGACCTATGAAGCCAACAAATCACAACAAAAAGTTTCCGATATTGTTTCACGATCTGGCAGCAGCGGTGCTGTAGTCGGCTACGGCGCACCTCGATCTCTAGCAATGACTCAAGCGCTTGCAAACAAATTTAACCAGGATGTCATGCGGGAGAACATCAATGC